GCAGTTTTTTCAAAACTGTTAGAGGTTGCTTCACGTTCCAAATGGGCTTCTACAAATGGCTTAAAGCTTGTTCCTTCGTCAATAGCTTTTTTTGCCCAGTATTTAATGCATTCGGCAGATAGTTCTATTCGTTTACTTTGCTTAGTCATTTGAAACCTCCTTTATTTCAATGTATAAATCATTATTTAATTCAAATGAATCTCCGTTAAATTTTGGTCGCTCAAAATTATCATCAATGTATTTATCAATAATTTGATTAACCTGTGATTCTGTTTTATTTTCAAACACATTCCCTTTGATGTGTTTTTGCTGTCCTGTTAGGGTTACGTTGTAAATTTTCATAATTAAGCAGTTATTTTGTTTTGACGACAAGCTGATAAAACACCAACCATTTCAGATGCGAATAAACCAGTTACATAAGCGAATCCATTTTCAAATTTTTGCAATTCGTTTGCTGGTATTAAATTACCATTTTCAGAAATTACAGTCATTCCATCATTTTGGCAAGCTGCTAATTTTACAGTTTTCATTGATTCTAATTTTGATTTTTTTGCTGTTGCGTTTGCTAATAAGTTCATGTTTTTAAATTTTAGTTTGTTTCTATGGTGTAAATGTACATAATGTATTTTATGTACACAAATAAATCTTTCAATTATTTTGTAACTTACTGTAAATCAAAGCAATTATTTTTTCCTTCCCTTCTCAAAAAAGAACAAAAACAAACAGAACCAGCCCACAGGCTCACGCACCACCTAACAGCACCTAACAAAAAGCGGCACATACTAAGTTTGCTAAAAAGCCGCCTTATGTTAGCTGCCAAACGTTAGAAAGGTAAAGAATCTTTATCTGTTAAACTACTTGTATAAATTGGGATGTGTTCTTTTATTGGTTCTTCAAATTTAGTATTTGAACCTTCATATTGAAGCCAATTATCAAACTCTTTTAAACCTTGATAATATCTTCCATTTGTAGGATTCCATCTTAAATTTACTTTTCCAACTTTTCCCCAATGTTTGAATTTTACTTTTTGTATATAAATTTCACTATCTCCTGTTTCTCGGTTAATATAAACACAAAATCCGTTGTGTGTTTTATTAAAAAAGTTAGCTGATCCTGCACATGAATAAAGATTAGGAACTTCATATTTTCCTGTCTTATCCTTTGCAATTTTAGTTGGATGAACTACTAAAAACAAATGAATTAAATTACGCTCACAAAAATTTGCAATTTTATCTAATTCTCTGCTTATATAAGCTGTATCATTATTGCCTGTGTCCTTATGATCTAATTTATTCCAAGCATCAATTACAAGAGCTTTTATACCTTTTTTCCTTACAAGTTGTTTAGCTGTTTTTAAGATTGATTCAGTTGTAAAGTCATCTTCTGGCTTAATAAAATAAAAGTTTTCAGAATGGTATTTTATCATAGCATCCAAATCTACAGGGGACATTTTATCTGTTCCTTCAAATGGTTTACCAATTATTTTTTCAGCTACTTTACTAAAATGAAGCTCTAAAGGATGATTTTCAGGAGAATATAAAGCGGCTTTCCAACCATGTAAAATATTAAGTTTACAAAGGATAAAATCTAAAAACTCACTTTTACCATGACCAGGAATACCCGTAATAATCGTCATATAACCCTCTTTAAATTTAATCAAATCGTCAACCTCTCGAATACCTATACCATAAGCAGTAGGTAAGCCATTTAAGTAAATATTAGTAATGTCTTGGCGCAAATCTTGAGCTGTAAAAACTCCTAAAATTGGATATTCTTTCGCCTCTTTAATACATTCTGAAATAACCTCTTTTCCATATTTAACTAAACAATCGTTTGCGTCCTTACAATCTCTAAAAACTACCGTACTGCAATTTTCAAATCCTAATCTCCTTGCCAACTCATCCCTCAAATTATTTCCTGGTACATCATTATCAAGTGCTAAAACATAATGTACATTTTCAGGTAAATATTCAATAGAATTATCAAAATAGGTTAAATTATTTTTTCCTACTCCTGCACCATTTGGAACAGAAATGCAATTCTCGAACCCACATTCATACAAACTTAAACAATCGATTTCTCCCTCAACTATGATAATTTTTTCTTTATCCTTTACAGAATCTAAATTATACATGATCAACTCTGCTCCCGAAACTAATTTAAAGTTTTTTCGAGCATCACGAAATTTAGTATTTATCAATTCCCCTTTTCGATAATAATTGAATTGAATACAATTTTCATCTTTTTTAGTTTGGGGCATCCACTCTAATCCTTCGGTAACTTTTAAATCTAATAGTGTTTTTTCGCTAATTTTTCGCTCACTAAACCACTTTAAACACTTTTCGCTTAGCTTACCTTCACTTTTTATTTTAGGTCGCTTAAAAGCCACTTGTTTAGGTTTTTCGGAATTATCTCCCATAATGTTATATTTATCTGCTAAAATTTGTAAAGCCTCTTGTAATTCAATCTTTTTGTATTTTATTAAAAAATCTATTGAATTACCAGATTCCCCACACCCAAAGCATTTGAAAATATTTTTACTAGCATTTACAGTAAAAGAGCCGCTTTTTTCATTATGGAAAGGACAAGTGCAGGTATAATTAGCCCCATTCTTTTTCAATGGCAAATAGGTTGAAACAACATCGACAATGTTTGCAATCTGTTTAATTTCTTCAATATTGAACTTTACCATACCATTTGAGATTGAGAATTACTTTCAATTATTTTGTTTTCTGGTTTAAACCAAACACCCTGCATTTTCTGTTTCCAATTTTTAACTTTATTCCCTTTACTATCTTTCCAATCTGCTACAGAATAATAATCAAATGCTTTTTTTGCTGCTATTTCAGAATAACCATTTTGAGAAAAGTATAAGATTAAATCTTCAAGAGTTGGAATAGAAGTTTCCTTCTTTATATTCTTATCTTCTCTTATCTTATCTTCTCTTATCTTAATGCTAGAGTTTTGCTTAACCGATGCTTTAGCCTTGCCACCCTTAGAACCTGCGTACTGCAAACGTTTACGTTTCTCATTTAGTTCTAAAGCCTGTTTACTTAAGAAGTCAATTTCAACTTTATCATGTCGCTTTTCATGCTTCAAAATACCTAGTTCTATCAACTCGTCAAGCATGGCTGTAGCGTTGCTATATTTTTTTTTTAGCATGGCTAAAGTAACACTACAATCATTAATCCATAAATAACCGCAAACTTCTATAAATAAGCCTTTTAACTCATAAGATTCGAGAGATATTTTACCATTTTGCCATGCTTGTACTATAAACTTAAAGTACGGTAACTCATTTGCCATAGTTAAATATTAAAATTATGAATATTTGGAATTCTACCAAGTAAATAATCTCTATAATCAATGTATTTTTTACATTCATTAAAAATCAAAACAAATTCAGAAAATTGTTCTAAAAAATATTCATTAAAAGCGTTACCAGGTTCTAGTGAACCTAATAAATTATAATAAATTCTATTATGCAATGTTGGATTTGAAAATTGATTTTTATGATATTTTTGATGTAATTCTTTTGGTAAAGCAACTAAATTTAAAATAGAATTATTATTTCTATTTTTATCAATATGATGTATATCATATCCTTTTTTTACCTTCCTTTTTGTTTCCGCTTCGTATAATTTAATATAATCCATTATTTCTGATTTAAACGTTTAAATAAATCAACCTCGATTTTAATAGCTGATAGTGAAAATTTTTCTTTTACTTGGCATTTTTTACAATCAATTTCTGTGTAAATTTTGCCTTGAACTTTATCAAAAGTTCTGTTTAATAATACTTTAGTTTCAGTCATTTTATTTAAATAAGAAACCCAATTAAAAGCGGTCACGAGTCGCTTAAAATTGGGTTAATTTAAGGTTAAACCTTAATGTCTTAAATCTGTCGTGACTCAGATATAAGGCAAATATCTAAAATTATTCGGTAATAACAAGCAAATTTCTTCTTTTTAACTCAAAAAAGCATTTTGCCGTTGCTGTTTCAATTGGACTTTTTTGGGTTACTTCTTGTTTTGTTTCCACTTGTTTTATGATTTTAAAATAATACTTGCCGCGATAACTTTACTTTCAAGGAGTATCGCATCTCCTTTATCTAATGGGAATCTAAAAATATTTAAGTTTTTGTACTCGCTATCATCTGGCAAATAAGCCAATTCACATTTAAGCGATTCTGTAATGAAACGATATTTCCAAGGTTCTTCTAAATCTGCATTTTCAACCTCTGCTCTGATTTCTTCAAGTTCGCTTTCGTAAGGCATATAAACTATTAATTCGATGAAGTTTTTGCCTGTAATCAAAGCGTTTGAAACTAGCTGCCAATAATAATCTTCGTGGTTGTCTTTAAAAGCCTCAATTCCTTTGGAGCAGTTTTCTACTAATTCACAAAAGGCTTTCGGTTGAGGGCATTTACTATCACAAACAACATCATCAGTATCATTTATAAAGTCAGGAGAGCCGGACCAAAAGTTATATTTTGGGTGCTGTAAAGTTTCATCAAAAACATGCCTATAAGCCATTCCCAACATATTGTGCACTCTACTCTCCAGGAACTTACCCCATAGCATTGGACGTGTGCTTACATCTGTAGAAATTGAACGTTTAAGTTTTTGCTCAAACTTCTTTTCCTGGATATAAGTATGAAATGGCTTTCCGAATGAACCTGGTTTTGGGCCTTCTTTCATTAGGTTGAATATCTTACTTGAAGTAAAGCAACCGATTCTATTTTGATTTTCTGTAATACTCATTATAATTTAGCTAAGTTATTAATTGCTTTTTTGTAACTCTTTGTTTCTTTGCATGAAATAATACGCTCAAAGTGAGTTTGTTCATCAGGAGGTAACATTTCCTTTTTAAGCTCATAAAGGGCTTTTAATTCCTCAAGCATTTCATCTTTGTTTAATGCTTTATCGGTTGTATAATTTAAAGTGTCTTTTCGGTTTAAATCTGCTCCAAACAACTTACCTAAATGGTCACAAGCATCTTTTACAGATA